TTTCTATCTAATTTACTTTTTAATCTATTTATCGCCATAGATTTTCTATAAGCGTTTTTATTAAATGTAGTTCGCGTGTCCTTCTTTTTACCCCCGGGATTCATCATATTCCCAAATGCTTCCATCCCTTCTTTGTTATTCATCATGGCACCCATCATTTTCATCATGCTCGCCATATCTGGAGTTCCAGCGCCTCCGGGAGCGCCAGAGGCACCAGGAGCACCAGCAGCGCCTTGATTGCCAAACATACCTGGCATAACTGAAGCGAATTTCATAGCATCTTGTAAAAGATTCTCTTGTTTTAATTCGCCGCTAGATATTTTAGTCGCCATTTTTCTGCTAACATTCGAGATTAAATCGCTAAAACCACTATTAGGATCGCCAATCGCCTTTAAAATATCACCGTTATCACCAATAGATTTTTGTAATTTATCGATATCAACATCTTCCAATATCTCCTTCGCCAATTTCCCCAACATAGTATCTTCCATACCCGCCATATTTATGTTGGTTTTATCCTTGATATTCTTGGTTTTTAAAGAGTTGAGGCGAGTAATTAGTTTCTTATTATTATCATTATCTATTTCGTTTAATAGTTCGTTATTTGATTCTTGGAACATTTTAATATATTTCTTAACATCTTCGTCGCTTAAATCGCTCTTAAATAAATAGAAAACGGTAAAGAAATGATGACATAAAAAATTATCATTAATTAATTTTTGAATATTTTTAACACTTATATCCGTAAATATTTCAACATCCTTTACATCATCCAAATCAAACCACGCGTCCATATCACTTTCATCGGCATCAACGTAAGAAGACCAAAAATTTTCAGGTAGCGAATTAATATATTTAATATATTCGTCAGATGATTTATCAAAGGTAATATAGTTAGTCTTTATAGATTTTATAATAGTTTTAGCGAACAAATAGTTCTCTTCGTTGTATTTTTCTATATCATCCTTATTATTATCCTCCTTCATTTTTTTTGCCGCCTGTTTCAATCTTTTAATAAAATCTATGTAATATTGATTAAATACATATTGATTTGACATTATCTCTATAATAAAATATATTTAATATTCCTTATATATATTTTTATAATTTTAGATTATCTCGCTCTTTCATAAGTTGCTCTACGGTTGGCATTCCGGATTTTTTATTATCATCCGTATTCATATTAATATTAGATATACCATCACTAATATTTTTATCATTATTAATAAAATCCCAGTTGTAATTTTTATCAGTACATATACCATCGCCACCCGTCTCTTCTAATGTAGAAAAATTATCTGATAATTTTGAACCATTGAGCGCAAATGCCGAAGGGTCATTTTCATTATTAATATTTTCCATAGGTTTAATAGATTTGTCTATCGCAGCGGTATTATCGCTAATATTTTTATCTAATCGCGTATTTTGCGTAGTAGTCAAAATACCTCTCCCTGGCAATAATAGATAATCAAATACGTCCTTTCCAAATAATAATTCTTTGCTAGGAAGTATCATAAACGCAGGGACAGAATGTATTTTTTTCTCTATATTTATATTTTGCTTCTTTAATTCGTCTATAGGTACTAATTTTATTTTTTTCTCTTTATCATATCTCGCGACATTATCTAATAACATTTTACTATGATTACATCCTATACTATAAAATAATATCATCTTAATTATAACTATAAAAATAAATAATGCCTTATATACGAACAACGCATTTTATTCAACATATGAAATATTAGAAAGCGAGTTAAATAATAATTGCAGGTTCTCTCAATGTAATTTAGATTATATGTAGTATATGTTTATAACTTATAAAAATTACTACAAATAACATAGAAAAATACTATGCCTGCGATTTCAATAAAAATATGATAAGGAAAATGTGGGTAAAATTCGAGCATTCTTTTACAATTGTATGTTTCATTCAAAACTAAAAGAATGATGATGGCAACTAAAAATATTATTTGATATATACTATTTTGAATAAATTTTGGCAGTAATTTGAAGTAATACAATAGTAATGATATGAAAATAATAGATTGTGTTGATAAATAATAAATAATTGGTAAATTAAATACTGAATATATATCTAAACACACCAAAACTATTAAATATACTATGAACACTTTGTTAGGAAACCTTTTAGTATAAGAATAGAATAAATAGAAAAATGCGATGTTTATTAAATATGTCAGTAAATGTATTGTGTTTAATTGAACGGAACCCTTAATATGAACTATATGAGAAAAGGAATGAAATACTTCAAAACATAATATTAAAAACAATAGCATAAACGCATAATCATTTTTAGTTTTCAATAAAAAATATAGAATTATAATACAATTTATTAAATTAAATAATAGAGAATATGGTTGCGCTACTCCATTTTTATTTACTTTTTCACAAGTATCAAAGGGAAATGTATATTCGCTCATATGCTCCTTATTATTTTTACTAATCTATATTATATATAATATAAAAATGAAATATTATACATCTATTCGGGTATAACCTAGAGACAACCGAGAATCTTTCAAAAATATCAAAATAGAATTTGAGTACATAACTTTTTTTATTTAGAAATTTCTAGAAAACTTTTGAAATATTAGAAAATAAAAAGTTATGTACTCAAATTTTAAAATTAAAAAATAGTAAATTCTTGGTTGTCTCTAGTAATACCATTGTATATAAGGGACGCTAATAATATTGGATATCTTACATTATAACTACACTCTTTTAAATACACACCAGCGATTGAAGAAACTGAATTGTTTTAGTTCCTCTTCCTTATCTAGGTCATTAATAATATTATAAATATTATTCTTTTTAACATTGGTATTTAAATATTTAGACTTGATTTTATTAAATGTTTGCGAGAATAATTCGCTATCAACAAATTCGAGATTATACTCCTTACATTTTCTAACAAGAACATCAAAATTTACAATGAATTCCGGAATAAATTTTTTAGTTGCTTCGATATAAACATCCACCTTCTTTTTAAAGTCGGTTTCAACGTCATTATCATATCTTCTAATTATTGCCCACAATGGAACTCCCTTATCCTCCTTATATTTATTGAGTTTTTTGCGTCCTTCTACCTTATCGCCACCATTAGCATTTATGGAATCAACTACGCTTTTACCATCCATAAACGTACATACAAATTCACCTCCCTTTCTCAACATCGAACTCACATTATTCAAAAACCCATTTATTTTTTCTTCAGTTTCAAAGAAATAGTGAATAGCGAACATACAAGAGCATACGTCAAAGCCATTCGCGCCTTTCCCAACTATATATTTATAATGATTAGGAACATTCACTGCCTTTTTATTTAAAACCAACTGTATAATATTCGCGCTTTCTTCATCATCTATAGATAATGAACAATATCCATTTGCGATAGATTTTCCACAATCTCCCGCCGCATATACTATATCTGGAAATCGCAAAGGAAACTTCTTATAAGTATTTTTAAAATATTCACAGCGTTTATTAATAAGACGACTATATGCCCCAGAATCCGTATTATATATTCCGTGCTTAACATAATCAATTCCGAGTACAAATTTATAATCGTTATTAACCCATCTATTCATATCTCCTCCTTCGCCGCACGCCAATTCTAGCAACCCTCCCTTATTTTTTCTCTGCGCATATAACATATTTTTAATACAAATATTATGAAACTGCTGCATATTTACAGATAACAACTCATCTCTATTAATTTTTCGCGAATAATATACATCATCCGCTTGTAATAATTCATTGTTTATATCAACCTTTACTATAGGTGCTTTGCCGCGAATTATACTTTCAGTCACAGGATTATGAATAGAACCCCATATATTTATAGCGACCGAATAATCATTCGCGGTTTTAGAAATTTCTCCCATATTATAGATTCTCATTTTATCTTCGCGCAAACGCATTGGAATCCATCGCATCGAAGGAGTTATATTTTCATCTAATAAATATCTATATTCAATAATTTTATCACCATCTATTAATTCTCCGCTTTCGCAACGCGCTTCATCCCGAGAATTTAATTTTATATAAGATTTTTCAATACCCGCCGAATAATATTTATCTGGTTTAAACAATTTTAGACTATATTTATAAGTTGTATTCTTTTCTCTATATTCCTTATCATATATTTCTCGCAATGCGTCGTTTATATTATACTTTCCATACTGCTTTGAATTATATCCAACCATTAGAGAGACCTCTCTATATTTCGCCCCGTCAAGCATAATAATATTTCCGAATTTCGCAAAGAAATCTATCGAGTTTTGCTCGGGAGGTTTCCATTTAAACACTCTATCCCATTTAAGATTTCTGGTTATTTCCACGGGTTTATTGCTATAATAGGATAGCAGTGCCAATTTTGCCGGGGTAAATATTAAACCATCTATGCTATAAGGGTATTTCGATACATTTTTTAATATATTATCGCAATCTTTTAATATATTCTTGCTATATATGTGCTCCTTTACTATGTAATTTACAGAATTATCTCCGTCGCGCGATTTAATGTATTTTTTAGTATTTACTAAATATTTATATCGGCTATCTTCTTTGGAATCATCTTCAATTAATGGAAGACTAGTAATTCTATTTCCGCCATAATAATACATATCGAACGCCGCATATAACCCCATGCTAGATTTATCAGTCCTTTTATCACAAGAAATATATTCGCCGTCAATAAGTGAATTATACAGTTCTTTACTAGAACGGAGACCTGTATCAAAAACCTTATATGTATTATCTATAAGATATACATTTCCTATATCATCTATGAACATCAGCAAACGCTCGCCATCTGCTTTTTCTGTAACAGTATATTCTGATAATATACTGATGCCCGTATATTCGTCTGGTTCTAGAATATTAAATTTCTCTAAAGTTATAGGTTTAGGAGTTAATAATACGGGTTTATCAGAATCTGATTTTTTATTATTTCCTACATTAACATCTTTAGCACAATATGTATTTTTATTATAACGCACACTAATATCTTTAGAAACTAACTCCGAATATTTTACAATAATATCGGTCTGCTGTTTCTTTGATATTATGAAAGGAGACATATATAACGCCTGCTCCATTTTAATCAAACCTTGTAATATATTATCTTGGGACGCTTTTGTTATATCGAGGAAAAACTCATATCTTTGCGGAGATTTAATAATCTTGGAATTCGCTATATTATTATGTAATTCGTCATTATCAGTATCTTCGTAATCATATTTATTACATTTGCAAATATTTACAATAAATCTAATATTAGTCTTTTTATCAGTATATATTATACGTTTATTAATTTTAAAAAATTTCCTCTCGCTATTCCAATTTTCGGGAATATTTTCTTTTGTAATAGATTTTTTTACTGTCGATTTGAATAATAAATTTGAATTGAATAAATTATCACAATTATGTTTCAAAAGGGTTTTATATTTATACCACGATACATTTTTATTATCATAATTAATATACGTAGGATTTTGCGAATATTTTAATATATTGCTACTTTCGCATATTTCCAATATATAGTCCTTAATAATTACTTCTAGCGCCTGTTTCTCTATATTTTCTTCGTATTTTTCTGTTTTCATAACATTTATGAAATTATTAAACTCGGTTTCACTCCATTCACCAGAATTACTTAATTTTATTAAACACTCGCTGTTATTTTCTTCATTTAGCGAAGTATGTGTATCAATAATTGAAAATATTTCATCGTCTTTTAATATTTCCATTATGTATATTCTCTAATAAATATAGATATTATAGATTTTATATATCAATTTTTAATATATAAATAAAAAAATGATATATTCTTATAGATTAATAACATATTTATAATGCCTGTCAATAAAATGTTTATGCCTATTAAGTTCAATACTACTATTATTCTTACGCCCTCTGAAATGACAGCGAGTTTTGACTCAATTGTTTTTAATAAGGTCAGAAGTACATTAGAAAACTGTTGTAGTAAGCATGGTTATATCAAAAAAGACAGTATTAAGGTTATTAAAAGATCCGCTGGATATTTTAAGGAATCGCATTTAAATGGCAATGTCGCATTTGACTTAAATTGTATCGCCGAAATATGTAATCCGGCACAAGATTCTATTATTAAATGCGAGATTAAAGCGAAGAATAATTTAGGATTAAGAGCAATCGGTATATACGAAGATATGGCGATTTTAGAAGTTATTATTCCTAAAATTACTTCAGGAATACAATCTGATGTTAATATTGACAATATTAAAATTGGCGACCATGTTAATGTTCAAGTATGTGGGAAAAAATTCACATTATATGACAAAATGATATCTATTGTCGGTAAAATTATTAAAGATAAGGATGATGTAGTTCAAGTTCAAGAAATAGATGATGATAATTTGTCAATAGATGAAGAAAACAATTCTGAAATAGATGAAGGCAATTATGAAGGAATAGAACTCTATAATGATGACGAAGATGATGACGATGAAGAAAATAATTATAAATTTAAAAATAAAGGTATTAAGAATGTCGGGGGCAACCTCGACTTTGATGAGGATATAGAAGAAGAGGAGGAGGACGAGGAAGAAGAGGAAGAAGAGGATGAAGAAGACGAATTAGAAGAAATGGATGACGAACAGTTGAGCGAATCTAACGACACCGCTTATTATTCTGACTTTGATTAAATAATATATAAATAGTATGCGTGCTTATTTATATATAATGAATAAAAAAGAATTGTGTAAAAATATACAAAACAGTGTTAATAAACTAACAAATGTTGAAATTATAGAATTATTTAAGATAATATTAGAAACAGGAGAAAATTATACTAAAAATAACAATGGTGTTTTTATTAATTTAAATTGGTTAAATGAAGAAACTCTTAAAAAACTTAATGATTATATACTATTTTGTATTAAATCGCAAAATGAAATAACTAAATATGAATTAATGAAAAATCTGCTCAATGAAACAATTAGTATTAAGGAAACTGATAATAATAGCAAGATAGTAGAACATGATACTGTAGATAATAATATAAGACAGAAATTTTCTTCAAGTATGAAATTCTATTTACTTAAAAAAAAATTCATGAAACATACTATTGCCCCTATAAATATTTTAGAGAACGAATTAAAATATGAAGAATATGTAATAACATAATAACATAATAACATAATAACATAATAACATGATAACATAATAACATGATAAAATGACAACATAAAAAGATATAAAATGTTATAAATTAAATAAAAATTGATATATACATAACGTCATATATTAATGTATGATTAACATTCTAAAAAGTAAATTACCAGAGTCTAAAGAAAATAATATTATATGGAAGAGTAATAACCCCGTATTGTATGAAAAATATTGTCAATACATTCCAGAACAAGAAAAAATTCAAAAAAAGTGTAATATTGTTTCTAAAGTTTCTAGTGTTTCTACTGTTCCTAAAGTTCTCAATGTTATCCCTGTTTCTAATAACAGGATTAAGGTTGAATTAGTTAATACTACTATTCCCTCTGACAGAGTTCGCGCTATTATCCCTGTAGATATAAGTGAGTCTAATATCCCTGTAGGCAAGTCCCGCAATTCTATCCTCGAAGATAGAAATTGTGTTGCCCCTGTAGAATTAGATGTATCTAATATCCCTGTAGATAAGATGCCCGCTGCGGTGGATCATAGAGTTAATACTATTAAACCAAGAGATACTAAAGGTAAGAAGGTTGGTCCTATGAAAATTATTTTAGATGAATCGTTATCATATGATACATTTAGAGATGATGTAAGAGATAAAATAATTAATTTTATATCATCGAAAGAATTCGCTAAAGTCTTTGGTATGACAAAGAGTGCTGAAATAATGTCAGGTATTGCGAATGATAGATTTAACAAATCGACGGCATTGTTTATATCATTCTTATTTGATAAATGTGTTGTATATAATAAAAATAATATTATTTATAATAAAAATAATGGTATTATTATGATATAATAACACAATTTATATCTTTGTCGGTTTATATAATGGTAATAAAATTAGTTTTTTATTTTCCATTAATTTATACGCAATATGCTTACATAGTAAATCTTTAATATCTTTGAAGTTTTTAGCAGATACTTTGCCTTTTTCCAACTGTTTAATAAAAGTATGATGCTCTTTTTTATTGTAGAAAGAACAAACGCGCCCAATCTTTTTACCTTTGCCAACTACAGCATCTGTTGAAAAAATTTTAAAATTATTTTTAACTAGACCTTCTTTCTTAAAGTATTGAGGTTCTATAATACCCCAGGGCGTATCTTCTAATTCCATATTTTCAGGTATCTCTTTTATTTTACCATTGCGACTTTTAGCGAACTCCTTCTGTTCTGTAATAGTTAGTGTTTCTACCCATTTCTTCTCCTTATTATTATATAATGATATATCGAGATTCTTAATATCCTCATTGCCTTTATTTTCTACATTATATATATTAATATATCCTATGTAATTTCGATTATTATTCTTATTATAAGAGGGCAGTTCATTATTTCTAATAAGCACTCCTTGCGAATCTAAACATTTAACCGCATGTAATATATTTTTTTCTTTTAATTCGCTGTAATTAGTTATAATATATTCGACTAAATATTTAAATTGTTTATCATTTAAAGTTAGATAAATAGATATAGTATCCTTAATTATATTATCATAGTTAAAATCTATTAATTTTAATACGCTATCTATATTATCATTGGCATTTTCCTTAAAATCATTATCAACGCCTTGTTTTATATCATCATCACTAATCTTTATTTTAATTTTATCAATTCCATCTATTCTATCGATTCCATTAATTATATTTATCTTAATACCATTCTTATGATGTTCTATATAATAATTATCAATCAATATATTCGGTCGTATAGATTTATTTATAGCGTATATTAATATATCTTCATCCGCGTCAATATCCTTTATTAAGTCTTGATATGAAATATAATATATATTATTATCTATTAATTTAATCAATTTATTTTTAATAATATTTTTAGTCCTTTTTAAAAGATGTTTATAGACATCGCTTCTATATCCCGAATCATCTAAAGCATTGGTATCATAACCACACGAAGGTTCCAGATCTATATTATCCCCCAATTCATATTTTATTCTATTTCCTTGAGATGTTAAAATATCTACTTTTTCCATTTCAAATATATTTTTAGGAAAATAATTGAGATTTTTCATCAAAGAGCAATCCAGAGAATTACTAGATATTATTTTGTCAATTTCCTTACTTTCTATATATTTTCGTGTTGATATTCTCAAAGCGTGTATATCTATCGATTCTATATCACTCGCTTTTTTATCATCATTTACACTGGCATGCATAAATACAGTGACATTACGTTTTTCAAAAGGCAATTTTTGATGCCTACAATTACGGATTCCACGCCCAATGATTTGGTCGGGTCTATTAAAATGATACCATGGTTCTATTAAGTGAATTTCGCGAGAATTATAAAAACTCAATCCTTCGCTGGCTACTTGTGTTATTAAGATTACCTTGATATCCTTGCCATTAATATTTTTTTCATCATTAATTTTCTTTATTAAATTGTTGATAGTAGTAGAACCCATTATTTCTTTTTTATCACTCGTTAATATACAGTATTTCGGATTACTAACATCCTTATATTTAGGCTTATCTTTTACTATATCAGGGTTTTTCAATATATTATTCGTACCTTCGCGTGTATAACCTAAATGTTCCAAGCAAATTGCTAGAGGTATTATACCAGCCCACGCAAATCGCGAATATATAACTACAATTCCTTCCGATTTTCTAATTATATTACAAATATTTAGAAATTTTCCCGAATATTTTCCTAAATATTCTTCAGTCGGATATAGCGCATTATGATATTTATCAGCATATTTTACAGATATACTCGCGCCACCTTCGACATTTCTAAAAAACGTATTAAAACCAATTTTACCTATATCAGTATCATATACGATGTTCATAGGTTGTAATAATTTCATATTTTGATTTTTAACGCTTTGGGCGCCCTCCAATTTTTCTTCTAAATCGTCGTTTTCCTCATTTTCATCATTTTCCTCAACATTATTATAATTTATTTTGTTTAATACATTTTTTAATTTTTCTATTTTATTCTTCTGAAATATTCCTAGATTTGAAATTACAATATCATCATTTATATATTTTAACCAATCTAATTCTTTAGAAGGAATCGCTTTATTAGAAGGGTCGTTCCTAGGCTCCTTTTCCAATATTTTTATATCAGTATTTGACGACGCCTTTAATTTTAAAGCAAATGTAAAAGGATTCTTACCCTTTAAATACGAAATATAATTTGACGATAATTTTTTTATTAAATTTTTCGTTTTATCATCAAATTTCAACTTATTATTGTTGTTAAATATCTTGTGATTTTCGGTTAGGATATTATTGCGCTTATCATTGATTAACATTAAATTAAAAAGGTCTAATATATCCCTGGGTTCATTATACATAGGGGTCGCGGACAATAAAACCAATCTATTATTTTTTCCATTTTCTAATATTTTTTTAAGTATAGTGTAAGTACCCTTCTCCTTATTATTTGTACTTCTAATATTATGCGCTTCATCAATAATTATAATCTTATTTTCAACAATATTATCCTTGTATTTTTCATTAATACGTTTCATAAAACTATCATATGTAAATATCTCATATCTTTTTTTTAATAAATTTTTAATATTATTATGATTATCTTTTTTATCCTTTTCTTTATTAAATTCAGTTTCATATATATTTAATAATTTAACATAATTGTCTCCAGTACATTGATTTAATAATTCCTTAAATGTTTTAAAATCGTAGTTAAATATTTCTTTATTAAAATTATCTTCTAATGCTTGCGGCATTATTACCCATATATGAGGTTCAGTAGTATCCATTATTTTTGTTGATAATAATGATTCAGTTAATGTAATAGCGGTACATGTTTTTCCCACACCAACGCCATAATATAGCATTATACTTCTATATGGCGTTCTATAAGACATATATTGACTTATGAAATGTTGATATAATGAAATTTCAAATTTACCACACAATTCATTTGATACTTTATTAAAATCTTCTATAGTTCTTATAATAGGAAACTTATTTATCTTATGTATTGAAAACTCCTTATTTCTCGCTATTTTCTTCCCA